ACTCTCTTTCATATGCGTGCGTGTCAATAAGTTTTGCAAGAGCTAAAGGCATTTTAGGAAGGTTATCTTTGTTAAATTCTATTTCAAAATCTGGTCTAACTTCTTTTATTAGTTGACCTTTTTTTATGTTTTCTTTTGAAAACACTCCTACACCTTGTATTTTGCTTTTATCTAAATAAGTGTCTATTAAAAACATTATTTTATTTCGCCCCAATTGGGACCTGATTCGTAGTCAACTTTATTAGGAATTCTAAGCTTAACAGCGTCTTCCATAATAGTTTTTATTTTATCAGCTTGTGCATCTGATTCAACAGATATATCAAGCTCATCATGTATCTGTATATGTGGTGTAATGCCTTCCTTATACAGGTCTAACATAGCTTTTTTCGTCATATCAGCAGCTGATCCTTGAATTAATTTGTTTAATGCTTTGTATGTAAAAGCTCTACGACTACCATTTTCATGCCAGTAATTTTTTTGTTTGTTGCCATCTTTATCAGTAACGAATTCTCCTTCTTCATCTTTTACATGAGGACCCATAGCTTGAAGCTCCAACATTCTTTCATGGTCTTGAGCTGGTACAAATCTACCCCAATCACTTCCTTTTAATATAGGTTCGTATTTAGGAAATCTACATTTTCTATTTAAGATAGTTTTTATTTTACCATTACGTTGAGCTGCGCTCATTAATTTATTTGTTAGTTGTTTAACAAACGGAACCTTGCTGTGATATATATCAAACAATTCTTTTGCTTTGTCTTTGCTTACACCCAACTCTGCTTCTAATTTTGCTTTACCCATTCCATAAAACAAACCTAGATTAATTACTTTAGCTTGATTTCTTGGAATCTTAGCCATGTCTGCCACGACTTGGTGAAAGTCTGCATTTGGATTATGATCATATGAATCTGCAATCTCATTAACAGAGGCAAGTTTAAATCTTAATGCGTATTCTGTAACAAGCCTTGGTTCCTGTTGCGAGTAGTCAAATGTACCCCACTTGCAACCCTCTTCAGGTATAAATAGAGATCTAATTAGTGGACCTGTTTCTGGGTCCTTAGCTGGAATCTGTTGTAGGTTGGGATTAGAGTAACTAAATCTACCTGTAACTGTACCTCCATCATCAGATCTTATTTGATTTATTTCTGCGTGTATTCTACCTTTATGTTCATGTCTTAAAATAGTATCAATAAAAGTTGTGTTAACCTTGTTAATTTTTCTAGCTTCTGCTATCATCTTAATTGTAGGATGTTCATGATTCGAAAGGAAATTTTTAGTAAATGAAGGCGCACCAGTTTTTTCAGTTGTTTCAAAAGATAAATTTAATTTTTCAAAAACTTTTTGTATGCTACGTGCAGCCCATATTTGAGTTTCTATTCCTGTTTCTATTTTTATTTGGTGGATTAGTCTTTCTTCTTTTGTCGTTAATTCTCTCTTCAGTGTATTTGCTCTTTGAGCGTCCACTCTCACCCCAAGATGTCTCATATCAACCAGGCAAGGAAAAAGATCAGTTTCCAAATTAAAAATTTCTTGGCAATCTTCTTCTATTAATAATTTTTTACAGTGTTGCCAAAGTTTAAAAGTTAAGTCTGCATCTTTTTCAGCGTATGCTCCTACTTCACTGGCAGGTAATTTCCACATCTCTGCTTTTGGATCAAGTCCTCTTGACTTAGCTGCTTCGTTCAAAGCTTTTTCATTCTTACCTTCACTTAAATAAAACCAAGACAATGCATTTAAAGTATATGCAAATCTATTCTCATCTAAAACAGAACATGCAATCATCGTATCTACGATTAAACCATTGATTTTTATACCTAAATTACGTATCCAACATACGTCATACATTGCGTTATGAAATATTTTTGTAGCTGGACATGCACAAATATCTCTAAACCATTCTAAAGTTTTTTCTCTCGGCATGTTGGGAGCTTCGCCATGAGCTATAGGAAAATACCATTTGTCATTATATGTTGCAACTGCAATACCTACTACTTCACCATTACCTGTCACAGCACCAGATCCTTTTGATTTTAAATTAGGATCTCTTGTTTCTAAGTCAATTGCGATCTCATCATAATCTCTTAGATCAGGATACTCAGTAGGCATAACCCATTCGGTTTGTGTTAGGTACTTAGGTACTTTCATTACTTTTTCTTTTTCATGTCCTTAATTTTTAACATTTCTAACTGGCAGTAGTGTACAATTTTTTTAAGATCTTCTACTCCTCCCTTTCGTTCATAACGACAAACGTACTTTACAACATTGCCTTGAAAGAACGAGAGATTATTTTTAGAAATAAACTCGTAAGGTTGAATGGGAAACTTTGTGTAGTGATTTCCACCTACCTGAGTGTATTGTGGAAATGCTTCATCCAATATATTTTTATCTGTCATAGTTGATACTCCTTTATTTTCTTTTTTGCTTTCAGTTTATATAAATTATTTCTTGCTCTAGTGGTGCCCACATACCATACTCTATGCTCTTCATCTTGTTTGTCAACACTTAGACGTATACTTTTCTGTACTTTAGATCCTTGGTGTAAAGATAAAATAACATTGTCTTCTTCACCACCTTTTGCAGCGTGAATAGTTGATACCCATACCCTTGCATTTTCAGAAAGTTTTTCACCCCCAAAAATTATATTCCGGATATAAAGTATTTCTTTCTGATCAGCTACAAAGATATCATACCAATTTTTTTCAGGATCCCAATTGCCACTGGGAATATATTCTCTGATATCATTAATTTCTTTCTCTTCAATCTCACCTTCTCTTATCCATTTTTGATAAGCCATAGCTCCATTGTAGATACCAACATTAAAACTTTTACCTTTATTACTTTGAAAATAAATATTTTTATTTTTTAATTCTTTCATAATGTCTAAAAGATTACTTCTAGTTCTTGTAAGGATTAACCATTTGCCTTTGGTTAGATCCACTTGTCCTAAATTATTAATGTGACACGCAAGACCTTCTTGCGCCCGAGGCAAGTATTCTTTGTGTTTCCTGATGCCTGCTATACGATCTACAGCTATTTGAGACTGTTCTTGTACAGCTTTTGATACTCTTCGAGAGTATCTTAAAACTTTTTCATCAGCGGGTTCTTTAATAAATCTATTTACATCAGCGCCAGCCCAAGCAAATATAGCTTGGTCATCATCACCAGCTAGATACATGTCGTCACAATTATCTTTTAATCTATCGTATAGTTGCCATTGTAAAGGCGATAAGTCTTGAGCTTCATCTATAAATATAGCTTTTAGTTTTGGAATCTTATCTGATTTTATTACTAGCTTAATTAAATCATTAAAATCTAATAGATGATTTTTATCTTTGTACTCTTGTAGGTTTATATAAATATGCCTTAAAATATCAGGATCAATATCTCTCCTGTCATGTTCATTAAGATTAAATTCTTCTTCAATAGAAATATCTTTGTTAATAGCTTTGCCTATCATTTGAAAGTAAGGATTGTTGCAAGTTAAAAAATGTGTTTGTTCATCATTGTATTTATCATTAAAATTTACTCTAACATTTAATATTTTACCTAAGTCTTCATAATGATGTGGCTGCATAATACTATCCTCACTCAAGTCTAACAAATGAAAACAAAATGCATGCAGGGTTTGAAAATAGGGTACTTCTTTTTCATCAACACCAATTCTTTTTCTAGCTTCAATTGCAGCTTTCTTAGTAAAAGCAAAGTAACCTATCTTATGATAAGGTGTACCAGTTCTAACATAAGCATTAACCCTACGAATTAATCTAAAAGTTTTCCCTGTCCCTGGAGGACCATATATTTTAATTGGCTTTTTCATCAGGTCTTTTAAATATGTCCATTAAACTACCTGTATATCCAAAGCTACCGTGATGAGTTGTTTCACCATCAACCACTGCATAGAATTTAAACCCTGCAGCTGCAGCAATATTAGAAAAATGTGTGTCTTCTCCCCACCAGTGACCTGACTGTTGATCAAAAACTGTATCCCAAAAATTATAAAAAAGTTTATTTGCTTCTTCAGATATAATTTCTTTTTGTTTAATTTTTAATTGAGGGTGATCATATATTAATTTTTCATAAACTCTTTTATGTATCAAAGTTAATCCCGCTGGACCTACTCTTATTTCAGTCAATCCTTTGTCATCTATTTGAATGTCATCAGGATTTTGAAATTGCACTGAATATTTAACAGAGTTATCTTGTGTTTTTTTTCTATAAGGAACACAGATTAAATCTTTTTTTGAAAGTATCATTCTACCTACAACCTTAGGATCAAACTCCACATCTGAATCTACAAACAATTGATAATCCATACCTGATTCTAAAAACATTGCAGTTAAAACATTTCTTCCATACCCAACGTAAGGACATTTAAATGTACTTATAGTAGATTTTATTCCTGCTTTGGTAAACGTATCCATTAATTTTATTAATGATAAACATGTTGATACTTGCATGGTGTCATAGGTAGGCATGCATACAAATACACTTGGTATTTTTTTCTTCGTCATACTATATTCTCCTTATCTTCTATTTTTATTTTTTCATCTGGTATATTTTCTTTCATTAAATCAGTGGCAGGCATTTTTATACACCTGACTGGAGGAAATGACTTTTCGTTTTCTCCCTTAGGAAATCTTTTTTGAGAACCAAATTCTCCTTTAAAATATGTTTTAATTAAAGTAGCAGTTCTTGGTCTATCCTGTGTCCATTCATTTCTTTTTATCTCTTCATAAAATTTATCATAATCAAAGTAATAATATTCATCTTCTTTCAAGACTGCTCCACTTTTAAATGAGGCATAGGTCTTTGCCTCTGGTCCGTTAACATAATCTTCTAAATATTTTTTTAACATCTCAATAGGATTAGTACCAGCAGGTGGTTTAATATCCTCTTTAGTGGCCCATAAAGCGTCTAGGATAGGTTGGTATTCATTATTCTTAATGATGGGAGGAAATATAGATGTTTGGTCTGCTATGAGCGCTCTCATCTCTTTCATTTCAGCTATCTTTTTTATGTGTTTTGCATGTATCTGAACCACTTTGCTATCAGATAGTTCTACATTAAAAAAATATTCTGGATCAGGTTTGTAAGCTATCCTAATTAAACCTGATATCTGAGGCCAACTGCTTTCCTGGTGACTACCAATACCAAACTTTCTACGTAGACAAGTTCCTTTTGCACAATAAGAAGAGATAGGTAAGTCATGACAAGTATGGCCAGCTGTATCTTTGTCCCAACTTTTTATTTTTTCATTTACTTTAGCATCACCCCATGTGTCATCGTACTCCATAAAATCTCTTGCAGCTTGTATTAATTTTTTCTTCCAATCATCTTTGTGTTTCTTTTTAACAAACACCATGTAATTAAATAAAAATCTATCTCTCTCATCTTTTAGTTTGTTTCCTGATTCCTGAACCTGTTTGCATATCATCTGTAAACATGGAGGACCATCCAATAAATCTTCTGGCCCACCTGTTAATATTTCTTTTACTTTTTTATTAGATACTTCTTGTAATGATTCTTTTGTTTGTAAATTATCTTTGACTACATTTAGAAAATCTTCTAGTTCTAACTCTCTTCCATCAGGTAGTAATGCTCTACGTTCTTTCTTTTTAAAATAAGGTAAATTAATAAATGAACCAGATGTTCTTACGTTGTCTTGGTTCATACCTAGTTGTGTTTGTTTAGGAAATATTTCTGTCTTAGATGATAGTCCAAATAAAAATAATAAGTTTTGTAAAAATTCTCTAATTAAAGTTGCAGGTACTTTCTCTTTTGTAAAAACATAAATGTGAAGACCATTACTTTTTGATTTTATAGGTATGACCGGTAGCTGTTTGTCTTGAATTACTTTTAAATAATGTCCAATATCAAAACTAGAATAGTCAGAAGGATCAATATCAATTGCTCCAAAACTAGCCATACCATTATCATCACATGCTTGTATACCTATTGCACGTTTACCTTCTAAGTGATCTTCATAATCTTTTTCAGACACAACTCTTTTAGACCAGCCATAATCACCTGGATCAAATTTTAGTTTGTTTGTTTGTGGATCATGATAACCATTGTTTACATTACAAAAACCAAAGTCTCTTTCTAGTCCACCAAAATATTTTTTAAAATCTTTCATAAATTAAAGGCGCCTCCAGTCTCCCTTCAGCGCCTTTGTTATAACAACTTAATTATACTATGTCTTCTTGTTTTTGACCAGCATCGTATTTAGGTTTAGCAACACCTTTAGAAACTTGTTTCTGAAGTTTTGCTGCTATCTCATACATAGATGCATCATCTTTATTTGAAACATCAAGATTTCTAACTCTTGATGGTTTGTAGACATGCCAGCTTTTGCTTCCAGCAGTCTTACCCATTGTGTTTAACTTGTACACAGCAGCATAACTTGCTGGATTAAATGGACCTACATCATCTGTGAATCTAAGATTCATGATAAGGTTATTTAATTCCCTCGCTGGAGATAAATTAGAAGATCTCATTGGTATCACTGCAGGTTTAAGTTCATTATCTACCATCGCTAGTACATAAAAATATGCAGTCTTCTCAACGTAGTTACCATTTGGTAATCTATATCTTCCGTTTCTCTCTTCCACAGCATCGGCTGGAATCTCTAAATGAGTTCCTACTGGAGCTGAAGCACTAT